AAATGAAACTTAGAGATAAAATAGAACATGAACTTAAATGTTCTGTATCTAATTGTTCAAGGAAAGTATCAGTATATTTAACTGGAGAATTTACAGGACAGTTAAATTATTATTGTGCTACTCATGCAAGAATGGAGATTGAAAGTCAAGAAGTTGTAAGAAATTTACAAAAAGATATACCGGGGACTTTACAAAATCTTTTATCGTGATATAATCTATTAAGTTTAGGATGCTTATTGAACGGAAATTGCTATTAACTGCTATGATCAATAAGCATTTTAATTATAAACCATAAGGAAATTTAAATGTTAGAATTTGAAACTGAGTTAAGTAACTTAATGAGTATACTTAAAGATGGTCATAAAGAATATCTTGAAGTAAATGATGATGTTATTCATAAAGGTGCTTGGGGTACTGAACCACCTAGAGTAGCAAAAGTAACTGCAATTCAAAAATTTGAAGATGAAGGCACTAATAAATATATAAATAAAATAAGCTGGAAAGATTTTCATGCCAATCAAAGAGAATATGTTGTTGATCTTCATGATTGTAAGTGGGCTTACAACTTTCAAATAAATCCTTTATAGGCTAGTCATATGGAATACAAAGATAAATTAATATGGTTAGCTGATAAGTTAAAAGATCAATCTAATCCTAATGATCAAGGTTGGAGAGCGTTAGCTAGAGCATTAGGTTTAGGTAGTTCTTCCCATCTTAAAGCAAGATTAAACAAGAAAAAGTTTACTACTGAGCAAGACTTAGCTGCACAAATGTTGATGGCTAGGATCAAGCGTAGTGAAAAGCTGGATAAATTTACATATGTTATTCAGTAACCCTCGTTGTTGTGGAACCCCTCTTGATGTGGGTTTCCACACAACTTTCAATAAAATAAATGGAGAAAATTAATGAATTTAGTTTCATTCAATTCCCGAGAGGAACAGAGAAGATTAGCATTTAAAGACTTAGGTTACATGGGTACTGATGTTGACTTTGATGTTCAAGAAGTAGGCGCATCTTATAAACTAAATGGTGAGACTCATTACATACCAAATAGAAAGGTGTTGTTGAACGGTAATACAGGAGAGTATATTTCTACTGTAGGTAATAAGTATTCTAATCCATTGTCTCATGCAAAACAGTTTGAAAAGATTGAAGAGAATATTATTAAATCTAGATTGAACTTGGAAGGTATGACAAGAACAATAAATGTATCAGATGGTGGAGGCAGAGCATTTGTAAATTATAAATTTCCTGCTCATACTATTAATGTAGGTGGTACTGGTGATGTAAGTCTAGAGATTCTAGGTAGGAATAGCTTTGATGGTACATGGCCTACAGTATTTGAAGGTGGTGCATGGAGAATGATATGTACAAACCTATGTGTATTTGGTACAACGATTGCAGTATCTAAGCAACGTCATACTAAAAATATTAATTATGATAAGGGAGCTATGCAGGTAATGAATTGCTTGGAAGTTTTCTTGGATGAAGCAGATAAATGGACTAAATGGATTGATACTCCAGTAACAGACAAGGAAGCATTCCAAGCTATTGCTACTTTGTCTAGGAATAACCATGCTATTAGCCAATTAGATGATATACATTCAAGTAGGCAAAGCATTGCTGAGACTCTTGATGTAGCTACTAAGAATCAAGATGGTTCAACAAGAGCTAACAGTCCTCTTAGTACTCTATGGAATTTATATATCCATGAATACAGACCTTCATTAGGTAGTAATCTATGGGCTTTATATAATACAATGACTGATTGGACTAGCAATCATCTTACAACTAAGAAAGATAACAGCGTACATCATTTACGTGCTACTAAGATGGAAGATGTTAGGAAGTTAGTCACTCACAATCCAGTATTTAAGTTAGCAGCTTAAATAAAATCCTTGACAAGGCTATACAGTTTGTGTAGTCTTGTCTAGCCAACTTTAATTAAGGAGAAAAAATATGGCACTAGTTGAAGGTTTAGCTTATTGGGCTTCAGTAACCACACCTAATACTAAATTTGAACCTGTCTATTCTGTCAATCTATTGGTGGATGATGATGTTGCAAAAGAGTTTGCTAAGAGAGGCCACAAGATTAAACAGATGGATGAAGGGCCAAGCATTGTTATCAAGCGTAAAGCTAAAGATAAGAATGGCAAGGAACGACCTGCACCTAAGTTAGTGGATTCTAACAAACAACCTATTACTGATCTTGTTGGAAATGGTTCTAAAGTTAAAGTTCAATATCATGAATGGGAAACATCTAATCAGTTTGGAGATTTTAAAGGTTTAGATTTTCAAGCAATGCAAGTTTTAGATTTAGTACCTTATGGTGATAGAGCATCTGATGGAGCAGAGTTTGGTCTTGATGATGGAGATGAGTTCTAATGAGTGAAGTAGAACAACAAGCACCTAAAGCTGTATATCGTAATGAGGAAACAGATTACGATGTATCTAAACTAACCCCGGAAGCTCAACAAGCTTTTATGTTGCTGGCACAGCTACAACAGAATGAGTTACGTCAAGCTGAAATTATTCTTAATTATTATAAAGCAGCGCAAGCTCATTATAATAATGTAATAAAAGCAGGGCTAACTGAAGAGGCTATTGTTGGAGCTGAGTTTACTGAAGTTGAAGAAGAGGAGGTGAAAGCAGAATAGATGTCGTACTGGTGAAGCCCCTACGCAATGTGGGGCTTCCCCATTCCTTTATAAATAAATTAGGAGTTTAGATGACGTTTGTTAAATATCATGTAGCTTGTCCATTGTGTAACAGTAGTGATGCTGTTAGTATTAATGATGACGGATCAGCAAAATGTTTTAGTTGTGGAGAATTCATGCCAGATTTTGATAGTCCTGTTCAGGACACAGTTAAGAAAGAAAGTTCTAATGTAGTATATTTTTCTAGTGATGATTATGTAGGTGTAGTAGGTGCGTTAACTGATAGAGGTATATCAGAAGAAACAGCAGCTAAGTATGGTGTACGTGTAACCTATGATCAAGAAGGAAATATTGCTAAACATTATTATCCTTACTACAATGATAAAGATCTTGTTGCTTATAAAATAAGAACCATTGAAGGTAAAGGATTTAAAAGCCAAGGGAGTATTCAAGAAGGAAATTTATTTGGTCAGCAAGTGTTCAGCAAAGGTGGCAAGTATGTTACGTTAGTTGAAGGTGAATGTGATGCAATGGCAGCTCATGAAATGACAGGAAGCAGATGGCCTGTAGTTTCAATTAAGAATGGAGCAGAAAGTGCATCAGGAGATATCAAAAAGAATTTAGAATTTTTAGAATCTTTTGATAATGTAATAATATGTTTTGATAATGATAAGCCGGGAAAGGAAGCAGCCAATAAAGTTGCAGCTCTATTCAGACCTAATAAAGCTAAGATTATGAATATTCCTGAAGGTTATAAAGATGCTAATGATATGTTGAAAGCTAATCAACATAAGAAGTTTGTCGATTGTTTCTGGCAAGCTAAAACATTTACACCTTCTGGTATTATCCGTGTATCTGAGAAGCTTGATGAATGGAAAGATCGTAGCCAGAAAGAAAGCATTCCATATCCTTGGCAAGGATTAAATGAAAAGTTATTTGGTATGCGTAAGTCAGAGCTTGTAACATTTACAGGTGGTACAGGATTAGGTAAGTCCAGTATTACAAGAGAGCTGGAACACTGGCTAATTACACACAGTAAAGATCGTGTAGGTATCATTGCACTTGAAGAAGATTGGAAGCGTACAGTAGATGGTATAGTATCTATCGAAGCTAATGATAGATTGTATATTGAAGAGATCAGAAACAAATACGATGAAGATACTCTTGACGGTCTATTCAAGAAGATGACAGATGAAGATAAAGTATATATACATGCACACTTTGGTATGAATGATATAGATGAAGTATTTTCTAAACTAAGATATATTATCGTAGGCTGTGAATGTAAGTGGGTAGTAGTCGATCACTTACACATGCTAGTATCTGCATTGTCAGACGGAGATGAGAGAAGAGCTATTGATAACATCATGACAGAGCTAAGGAGCCTCGTAGAGGAAACAGGAGTTGGTCTAATGCTTGTTTCACACCTTAGACGGGTAGCAGGTAATGAAGGTCATGAAAATGGCGTAGAAGTGAATCTGAGCCATCTGAGAGGCAGTCAATCAATAGCGCAAATAAGTGATTGTGTCATTGCTTTGGAGCGTAATCAGCAAGCAGATGATCCTATTGAAGCTAATACTACTAAGCTACGTGTTCTTAAATCTAGATACACAGGCGATGTAGGGTTAGCTTGCTCATTATTTTATGATGTTGATACTGGAAGACTCAGTGAAGTACAGCATGAAACAGATGATGGTGATTTAGAATTTGATGATATACCTTTTTAGGAGAAGGCATGGATACACATACAATAAAAGTAATTGCTGATCACGGTGTTAAGGGTAGAGAGGATGAGGTACTTGCTTTAATTAAAATACCATACAGAATACATCATAGTGATGTTGAAGAAGAAGCATATAATCGTAAGATATTTAAACTTTATAGTGATATAAAAGTTTTGTATGACGAGCATTCAGAAGGCGTAATAAAAGCCACATTGACTATTGAGCATGAGGATCTTAATATATGAGTGATCATTACAGAGAAGTATACGAGGAGAAGCTATATGAAAAAGCCTTGGACATGGGAATGTCTGAGGCTGAAGCTTTGGCTTATGTAAAGAAAACTATTGAGGACATGGAATGAAATTAGTATTCGATATAGAAACTGATGGACTAGACGCATCTAAGATTTGGTGTATTGTAGCTAAAGACTTGGAGACAAATAAGGTACACACATTTAATCCTGATCAAATTAAAGAAGGGTTAGATTTGTTGGCTAAAGCAGAACTGTTAGTTGGACATAAC